TGCAGACCATGGCCAATGCCATGAATGCCGTGCTGGATGACGTGGGCCGTGAAGCCTTTCTTTCCCAGCTCTGCACCGCTTTCGAGATCACGGCACTGAACGAGCTGCCGGCTGAGCAGTTCGATGCGGTGATGCGCATGCTGGCGATGCCCAAGCGTGTGCAGCTGTGGAACGAGGGCAGGGACGGCAACGGTGATCTGATCGTCAGCGAGGAGCGCATTGCTGAGCTGCGCCAGCTGGGTGACATTGATCAGGCCGAGCTGATTGAGGGCGAGTTCCTCGAGGATGCGGAGGTGGGGTGATGCGGGTCAAGGTGCATGCCATACGGCAGCAGGGCCAGCATCACGACCGTGCCCTGGTGGATCTACTTCATCTCAAGGAGCTGGGGTACGTCCCCGGCTCTGTGAAGACCGCGGCATTGATGACCTTGTGGTCATGCAGCCAGCCAAACGTGAGCAGACGGATGGCTGCCATCAACGACCTGGGCGTGGTGACGGTCGTGTCCAGCTGGGGCCGGTACCACGTAATTGATCAACGCCCTGCTGTTACCAGGCCGCGGCCTGAGCCAGTGCCTAACGAACAACTAGCGGAGCGGTGGGAAGCAGTGAGGCAAAAGCTGCGGGGGTTGTTGTCATGACCATCCCCGGCGGCACCAAGTGGAGCGCTGCCGAAACCGAGCAGCTCACCTCCTTGGCCAGTGACTACCCATGGGATCTGGTGGTGCGTCATTACACCCACTGGGCATCCTGCAACGGTTACCCCGCACGCTCTCGCTCGAGCATGCAGAACAGACTCAGGCGGCTGGGTTACACCACCGCCTGCGTTGGGCAATACGTCAGCACCAGCACCATCCAAGAGCTGGCCTCCATCAGTGACACCACCCTCAGCCGCTGGTGTCGCCAAGGATCGATCAGGTGCTTTCGGCAGGGGAAGAAGATCTACATCTCCCGCGAGAGCCTGAAGAGTCTGGCCCGCAAGCGTCCCGAATGCTTTGCCGGTCAGCCCTACTCCAAGCTCTACCAACTGCTGGAGAGCAAGGAGCTGGCTGAGCACCTGTCCAGCCTGCCCATTGTCCAGAAGCCTGGCACCCGCTGCCCAGTGCGGTGCATTGAAACCGGCTTCACCTATCGCTGCGCCATGGAGGCAGGCAAGGCGCACTGGTGCACCCGCTCAGCCATCCACTGGGCGGTGAAGACCGGCAATCGAGCAGCGGGCTACCACTGGGAGCGTGTTGCATGAATCGACTCCAGACCATTCATGAGCTGCTCAGCGAACTGCAGCAGCAGCAGGTTGAACTGGAGCAGCGCGAGCAGCAGGTTGCCAAAGCAGCCGAGGAGCTCAGCCAAAGCAATGCCGTACAGCAGGCCCTGCGGTGTGGCCGGCAGGAGGAGCGCGGCCGGGTGGTCGCACTGATCGATCTCCAGCTCGAGCAGCTCAGCAGGGCCGGCCTCAATGCCATCAGCCTCCAAACCCTTCGACGCCAACTCCTTGAAGACGCATGACCAAGCCAGTACGCCTATCACCAGGGCAGGCCCTCAGCCTCTGGTACGACCAGCGGGGTAGTGAGGAGAGCAAGGTGATCGCCTTTGCCAATGCCCTCGCCAATCACTACCTCACCACCAATCACCGGCACGTACCGCTATCTGATCTGCAGCTGCCGACCCTCTACTACGGCGCCCTCCGGCGTGCCGGATACAAGTGGATCCATGAGGTGGCGCCACTGCCGGAAACCAGCTTGCGCACCATCCGCCATATCGGATCAGTCGGCGCAACGGTCATCACTGATTCCATCGCCAGGTTCCACCGTGACAAGAACTGAAATGGCCCAAGCCCTGGCCAATGCCCAGGACCGCCCCTGGTACGTCGTCACCCCCCGCAACGGGCGGGCATTCATCACGCCATCACTGGCACAGGCCGCCAACCACACGTCGATGCTTAAGGTTTTGCCTGTTGCTGATCTCAGTCCAGACCGCTACAGTTCACGGGTCTGGTCTTAGTCATGCGCACCTCTGACGGCAATCACCGGCTGGTCAGCTGCCGCGGCCAGCTCTTTCGAATCGTTGATGGCAGGAGGGTCTGGCTTGATCAGCCCCCTGCCCACATCCTTCCTGATCTCCTCCATGGCACTCTCCTCTCGCCTCCACCTGATCGCAGTCTTGATCCTGACTGCCGCGGCCATGCTGCTAGCCGGGCCTGTTGAAACCAGCCTGCAGCGCTCCTGCTCCAGCTACGCGCCCTCCCCTGCGGCCTGCAGCCAATGGTGAGCGCAACCAAGCACCAAGCGGTGGTGCTGCCGGCAATGCCCCGGCAGGACTACGAAAAGCTGAAGGGGTGGAACGCCAGCCTGCTGAAGGTGGCGATCACCCGCACCCCGGCTCACGCATGGCACGCCTTCCTGTCACCAGACCGGCCGCCATCGAAGGATTCACCAGCCTTCAGGATCGGCACGCTGCTCCACCAGGCGCTGCTGGAGCCTGAGGAATGGCAGGCGATTGTGCCCTGCACCAATGGCCCCACCACCAAGGCCTTTGCTGAAGCTGCCAGGGCTGCAGCAGCGGAAGGCAAGACCATCGCCCAGGCCAATGAGCACCAGCTGGCCGCGGCGATGGCTGAATCTGTCCATCAGCACGCTGCCCTTGGGCCGTGGTTCAAGCCAACGCCGGAGAACCTGCAGCTCAATGAGCTCACCCTGCACTGGATTGACCAGACCAGTGGGCACCAATGCAAGGGCCGGCTGGATGCGGTGCGGATCACAGACGACGAGATCCTGATCCTTGACCTGAAGACCACTGCCGACGCCAGCACGTCGGAGTTCGGCAAGTCAGCAGCGAACTACCACTACCTGCTGCAGGCGGCGTTCTATGCCGATGGCCTGTTCCACTGCGCACGCTCCCTCGAGCAGGTGCTGGGCCTGCCGGAGGGTGCACTGATCGGCCGGCCGGTGGCGTTTGAGTTTGTGGCGATTGAGAAGGAGCAGCCGTATCAGGTTGCCCGGTATCGCCTCACCAATGACCAGGCCTCAATGGGTCGGCGGTTGTATCGCCGTGCCCTGCAGGCCGTTGTCGCTGCATCAGAGCTGGGCTGGTGGCCCGGTTACGACATTGCGCCGGTGCCCCTGGAGCTGCCGCCGTGGGCATGGATGCACCTTGAACACCTCGCTTCTGAAGACTGATGGCCCGTATCGAGATGCCGAACATCCGCCCTGACCGTTACGCCGGTGTACGGGTGGTGCCTGTTGAAAGCCTGCGTGACCTGCGCCGGCTGATGGTGTCCATCCTCTGGCTGCAAGCACTGTTCCTGGTGCTGCAGGTGGTGGTGGTAGCGAAGCTGGTGCAGCCATGAAGGATCCGTACTGCCTCTGCAGCTCACTCGAATGGAAGCTCGGCATTCACATGGCCGAGTGGCAGGCGGCACGTGAGCTTGCCTACCGAATGAGCAAGGGTGGCGATCAGATTGAGAAGGCCCACTTTGATGGTGTGGTCCGGCTTCTGCGGGAGCACTTGGCTCTGCTCAATGCCGAGCAGCAAGGGTAATGGCAGCCGCATCTGGCCTGGGCTGGTGGCTGGATCAGATCGGTCGTATCCCCCTGCTCACGCCAGCGGAGGAGATCGAACTGGGCAATCAGATCCAGGCCTGGCTGCATCACCCTGATGGCCCTGAAGCCTGCCCCCCTGGTATCAAACGCCGCGGCCGAAGGGCCAAGGAGCGCTTTGTACGCGCCAACCTCAGACTTGCCGTTTCATACATCAGCAAGCACTGCCACCGGCTGGCCAAGAAGACCACCACCGAGGATCTGATCCAGGCTGCCAATGAGGGCCTGATCCGTGCGGTGGAACGCTTCGACCCACACCGCGGCTACCGATTCTCCACTTATGCGTACTGGTGGATCCGACAAGCGGTCAACCGGCACATTGATCAGCACGGCCGGCTGGTCGCTATCCCCGGCTCCCATAGCCAGCACCTGGGCCGCCTCGGGCCAATCACCCGGCGACTCGAGCGTGAGCTGAACCGCACCCCCACACGCGAGGAACTGGCGGCTGAGCTGGGCGTGAGCATGGCCGTGTTCGAGCAGCTGCTGATCAATGCCCGGCCCATCTCCAGCCTGGATGTGCAGCTGGATGACGATGGCCCAGATCTAGGTGATGTGGTCGCCACGTATGACCAGACGCTGGAGGAGCAGGAAGAGCAGCAGGATCGGTGGCGGCAGATTGAGCAGCTGCGTGGCCTGATCCGCAAACTGCCCCGGACAGATCGTGACCTGCTGTCGATGGCCTGGGGGCTGGACGGCGAGGAAGTCAAGCCGAAGGAACTGGCGGCACGGTATGGGTTGAGCGTGCGGCAGCTGGAGCAGCGGCTGGAGGGCCTGCAGCAGCAGCTACGTCATCAGGCAGTGCAGCTGGTCTTGATCGCCATCCCCAGGCAGCCGGTGGTGGCGGTGTCAAAGGTGGTGAAGCGGCGGCGGGTGAAGGTGGCGCCGGGGCAGCTCAGCCTCTTAACTCTTGCGCCCAGCGGTAGTGCTCAGCTGACGGCGCAGGCCATCCCGGCTTAGGAGCATCTGCCAGTGCCAGCTTCACCTGCATCTGCCGCACCTCACCAAGCGCCTGATCCAAGCAACTCATGTGTTGGTACCAGCTGATGATCAGGTCATCCACCAGGGCGCACAGCTGATCCCTGCTCATCCTGGCTGCCACCCGCCGATCCAGTTCCATCTGCGCCTGGGTGATGAGACTGAGCTTGGGGATGAGCCAACTGCTGGAGGGGTCCATGGCGGTGCAGCAGCTACTGCAACAGTCTGCGCAGCCTGTATTTCCATTCATCACAGTTGGCCGGGATGAACGCGGATCAGCCTGCTGGCAGGTGGTAGGCCGTGACGTTGCAGTGCGGTGCTACTGCGGGCAGCGGGCAATAGAGATCATGCGCATGATGTGCCGCAGCAGGGGGATGCAAACGCCTCAGTAATCCCACCGGACGCGGGGCCGCCCTGCGCGGATACCCAGATGCACAAAGCCCTTGGGCGCCCCGTAGCCGACAGAGTATTGCCAATACTTGTCGCAGAAGGCCTGTACTGCCTTGATGTCAGCGCCATCGATCAGGAAGTCCACGGCCCCCACACCAGGCCCGCTGTACAGGTGCTCGCTGCCACTGGCCCCACCCACCGCCTTGTTAATGGTGGGCGGACGGTAGCCACTGGTGATGATGATCGGCTTGTGGCCGAAGTTCATGCGCACCCGCTCCAAGAAGGCTGCTAGTTCTGCCGCAGTCTCGACTTGATAAATATGGTCAAAGCGGCGGGCCTCCTGATCCAGGGCGAACTCACCCAGGCGGATGTGAGGCGTCAGGCGGGTGGAGAAGGAGGAATCAGGCGTGACCTTGGCGGGCATGGGTACAGGCTGCTGAAGGGTCTTGCCCACGAACAGGGCCACCTCCGCATTGCGCCTGCGCGTCAGGCCCTCAAGCACCTTGTCCCCTGCTTTGTTCCAGCGGGGCAACTCCTCTGAAACGACCTTGACCCGATCCTCGTTGGCATTCAGCCGCTTGCGCAGGGTCGAGTCTTCCAGTGCAGCAAGGCCCACGTTGTAGGCAAAGGAGACCAGCGCAGCGATCTGATTGCCGCTCCACTTCTTGCTGTTGGGGATCAGGTGGAACACCCCAGGAGCGAACAGGTCAAAGAGTGCGGTCTGCAGCAGGTAGTCCGCCTGCTGCACCGTGATCACATCGTCCTTGCGGACAGGGCCACCACTGGGGCCGGGGTATCGCGTGGTGCCGTACCCAATCGTCCACACCCCTGCCGGGCACTTGTAGGCCTCGAGGCGCAGGCCCTCCCATTCCTTGATCATGGCTAGGGCTGGCGCCAGCCAGTCGGGATCCGGCTGCTTCCCGGCTTGGCTCCAGGTGTGGAACCATTCATTCTCCCGGTGCAGCAGGCTGGCGGGGATCAGCTCGCCCAGCTGCTGGATGGCAGCGATCTGATGCGGCAGTCCCTTGTAGTAGCGGAACAGATCAAGGAACTGAACGGGCGTCTTGGTCATGGCTCAGCAATCGGCGGCAGATCAGGCAGCCGGTCACCCATGGCCTTGTCTGCCCTGCGGTAAGCCTGTTGACCGATATACGCCGCCACCGGCTCGAGGAAGGCCTTGAGCACGATCAGCCTGAGGGCACCAGCCAGCAAGCTGCCGGCGATGATGTCGCCAATGATCCGCAGGTCATCCCAGCCCCAGTGGACGTTCATTTGAACGGCCTCCGGCAGGCATCAACTACCTTCTGCATGAGCTGGCCGTAATCATGCCTCAACCGCCTTTGTTCATCGACGGTGCCCTGAATTGACCAGGCAAACACCGAGCCGATCAACAGCAGGAACAGAGCACCAATCGGAATGGCCAGCTCCATGATGTGCCAGCGATCTGTACCCCTGCGGTGCTGGTGATCGTCCACCTAATCCTCACGGCGGGTGAAGCGCCCGTGATCATCACGGGGCTGTGGGGTGCGCAGATCAGGGTTGTAGGTCTGATAACCCCGCTCAAAGCCTGCCCTGGCAGCACCACCAAGACCCATGATGGCCAGCGCACCAGTCCAGCGGCTTTCAGACCAGCCCCCAGTCCCGGCATAGATCAGGCCGATCAGCACCGGAATGAAAAGGCCGGCATCAATCTGGCCCTTGAAAAAGCGGTTCATCGGAGTTCAAGGCGAATGATCCGCCGGTCGTGCTCCTGCACCTGCTTCTCCAGGTCGATGAACTTGGAATTGAACAGCTCCTGGTTTTCCACGATCTGAACGATCCTGGCTTCCAGCTGCTGCAGCCTGGTCGGCAGTTGGATGACAAGCCAGCCCACACCAGCAGCAGTGCCGATCACGGCAGCACTGAGCACCGATGCAGCGGTGGCTTCCATGACCTGGATGCGACTGAACTTCCGCCGCTCCACCAATGGCAGCTGTGGCTCAGTCGTCACGACACTGGCAGGTGGCTACACCGTCACCCTATGGATCAGTTCTGCAGCGTGATCGTGGTTGAGCCAACTGTGAAGTCAGCAGTGGTCGAACTCACATCGCCGCCAAAGTCCACATACGCCACCAGCTCATCAGCACTGGATGCACCGCCACGTGACTTGTAGATCACAGCTGCTGCAGCGGTAATGGTTGCCGATGACCAGGTGGTGGCAGCAAAGGCCATGGTCACCCTGTCATCGGTTGTGTTCTTGGTAACGGTGCAAGCCGTGGCAGCACCACCACCTGTATATCCTGCGCCGGTGACCTCATTGGTCACGTCATCGCGCTTGTCGTGCGTGTCCTTGTTGGCGGTATAGGAGCTGGTCACCAGCATCATCTTGAACGTGTCCGCCCCAAAGTCGATATTGTTATTGGCAAGATCCTCGAGGCAGGAGTTGTAGATGAAGGATGCCACTGTCGATATCGACTCTCATCGCAGGCTATCCACCAGTTGCAGCGCCTGGGCTTAGCGATGCATTGACAGTGATCGTGATGCCTGTGACATTGGCATCACCTGTTGCGCTGCCGCCAGATACTGATGCAGTTGCCGACAGGGTGGCACCACTGAAGGCTGTATCACCAGCTTGCAGTGATACACCGACAGATGACCGCATACCAACTGCGGCAGCGATGCTGGCATTGATCCGCAGCTTGGTGGCTGGGATAACAGCGCCATAATCAAACGCCATTGCCTCAAGCACAACGCTGACATTGGCCAGGGCACCCTTTCGGCTTTCCACCTGCACCGGCTCTACATACCGCCACCGTGTACCGCCTGACACCAAGTCGGCTGCATGCCCCTGCCAGATCACTGCCGGCAAGACAAACGGCACCAGCCCGCCCTGCTGCAAGCTGTAGTGCTCAAGCAACAGCAAGGCCTCAGCATCAGAGATGTTTTCGTAGGCAAGCGTCAGGCGTAGACCAGCATTGGTGAATGGCGTCAGCCCTGTGGCATAGCGCACTGATCCTGATGGCCATGCTTCTTCCGCCACCATCGGGAAATCACCGGCCAGGTCGTATGACCTGCTTCTTGGTTCAATCGCTGGAAATGCTGGCATTGTTAGACGGTGACGGTTGCAGCTTCTGGCACCATCTCAAGCTCCAAGGAAAGGTTATGCCGCCCGCAACCTACGTCTTGAACCTGCGGACGGTCTACATATCGCCAGCTGTACCCGTTCAGGGTTGGATCAGTCGTCCCCGTCCATGATTCGGCCGGCAGGTCAAATGTCTTGAACAGCCCAGCGGCACTGATGAAATGAGTTCTGAAGCTGATCATCTGGGCATTGGTCAGCGAGTCGAATGTCAACGACAGCCGGTAGCCATTCACTGCATTGGAATGCCGCACCTGCGTTTGATAGCCGCCCATTGAACGCAAAGCGGTATGCAGGTGACGACCTGGTGTCAGCCGCCTTGATGCTGGGATCAGTGCAGGGAATGCCGCCATGGCTACAAGTTGGGCGGGCTGAAGGCTTCACCGTTGTACCGCAAGCCCTTGGTGTACCGCACGCCAGCTACGTCAATGTATGAACGTGTCGCCGGGTTTGATGTTTCAGGGTATATGTACTCCGCAGAAGCGCCGCCAACATACGGCATGAATGAATCCAGCTGGCCAAGGTATCCAGATGGGATCCTGTCAGGAGTGATTGAGCCACTGGTGGATGTGCCGGTCAGTGGCGTGCCGTCAAAGTAAATCGTGATCTGACCGTCAAACGTGATCTCACAAGCGTAGTGATGCCAGCCGGCATCGTCTGAGTCGTTACCAGAAAGCACAGTCTTTCGTACGGCGTATGTACCATTTGAGTTCCTGTACCGGCCTGCAATCTCGATATACGAGGGATCTTTGTCAATGTCAACGTAGACAAAACCGGTGAGCGAAAGCAGCGGCACCTGAGGTGTCGGCGCATTGAAAGAACCGCTGTTGTCCTCACCCACTGGTTCAGCTGTAATTGCGCTGATAATCTCTGCGCTCTTTGGTGAGCCGTATGTCACGGCTGGGTGTGGGCCAAAGTCAATCCAGCTTTCCAGCGTGATGCCCCCCAGCCCAACGCCTGGTGTCACCACTGCCCCCTGATACCCCAGTGATCGCCAGCCCAATGGGTTCACTCGCATCTTGGGCGCTCCACTGCTGGGGCCACCAGTGCTCGAGTATGCAATCGACCCCTGGTTTGCCGATAGGAAGGTGCCAGTTGCCAGGTCTGTATCGGTCAGGTTGTACAGGTCTGGCGTCGGGTCACTGGATTGCGCTTGCCAGGTTGCCCCATCAATCGCCGGCCTGAAAATCAGTGATTCAAACCGCACTCCATAATCCTTAGGTGCTGGCAGCTGACGTGCTGAATATCCACCTTGTGATGCGGATGCAATGCCGACCTTCCTTTTGAGGTTGACGGTCATTACTCTTCTTCCACCGGCCTGTGATAAGTCAGTCTGCCCACAAGCAGCCCAGTGAAGTCCGGTGCACTCCCGCCAGCGGCTTGCGCTGTGCCGCTCCAAGCGCCTGCGTCATATTCCCACTGCTCAGCATCTGGCGGGAACGTCGAGCTGTTCTGCGTTGGTGGGCCTGCATTGGGTTCAGTGCCACCAACTGGCCCAATCCACTGCTCGTTGGCCGTATCCCAGCTCCATTCATCAGCGCCAGCGCCACGCCACTCCCACGCATCACCGGTCCACGCCCAGCCAGCTGGTGGTGAGGGGTACTCCCAGCCGCTTGTCGCTGGGTTCCATCGCCACGATCCGAAGGTCATGGAGACTGCTGGGATCGTCAGGTTGCCTATCGCCTCAACGGTCTGCAGATCCTCCGACAGATCCGTAATGGCAAGAATCAGGTCATTGGCGCCGTTGGGGATGGCGGGCTTGTTCACTTCCGCTTGGGCCACCACCGTGTAGTACCCACTCTCTGCTGGTGGCTCGGACGGCAATGGCGACACCGGCCCAGATGGAGGGTTTGCAGGCCGCTCAGCTGCATCTGCAGCAGGCAAGGTGCGCAACCACCGCTGCTTTGCTGCTTGCCATGTCCACCCTGTTACGGCTGCACCGTCGTATGCCCAGCGCTGCTCGGTCTGATCCCATGACCAGTCAGCGTTTGTCCCTGTCCATTCCCACTCCTGGGTGGCGTCATCCCATGCAAAGTCTCCAAGCTCCTCGGTGCCGGCCCAGCTCCAGCTGCTGCCGCTATACAGCCAGATGCCAGGTGTCAGCAGGGTGACAGCGCCTGCGTATGCCTTGATCGTGAACGACTGGGTTGCCGATGTGTCTAACGCCTCTGCTGTCTCCGATTGGTACCCTCCACCAGACCACGACACAATCGACAGCTGCCTAGTGGTATCAGCACTAAGGCTGTCGCCGTAGCCATTGATTGTCAGGATTGCCGAAGTCTCGCCTGTCGGGATGAAGGCTGAATACTCCTCAATGCCATCAGTGATCCGAAGGCTGAGGCCAACGTCACTAGGTGGCGTGTTGACAGTGACCGTGACCCTGACCGCAGCAAAGTTGGGCTGCGACAGCAAATACCACACGTCTGGGTAGCTCACCAGTACCTGGCTGAAGCTCACCGCAGCGGTCAGATCATCACCAGCCGACAAGCCGGAGAGATCTTCCACTTCCTGCACCCCTGGCCCCCAGCCGTCGCCCTCATCCACCACGCCATCAGGCCATGGGTTTTCCGGTTTGGGATCAGGCGTAGGGTCTGGATCAGGGAACTCAGGATCTAGCACCCACTCGCCAAGATCTGGATCCCACGTCCAGCCAGGGATATCAGGGTTGGGAATCCAATCACCCTCCTCTGGATCCCACGTCCAATCAGGCTCCTCATCTGGATCGGGATAGGGGTAGATATCAGGATCTGGCAGCTCTGGCTCCCAATCAGGCCATGGGCCTGGATCAGGATTCACCGTCTCATCATCATCAGCATTGATGTCGCAGTTGACGCTGGCGCGGCCGGTCGGCAGCAGCAGCCCATTGCCCTGCACCCTGCTCACATCCAGCGCCACCAAGCTCCTGCCTTGGTCGTCCACCGGGAAGTGCGTGAGCTCGAGCTGGATCTCGCCAGTTACTGACCGCCCCACACGATCCACTTCATACAGGTAGTCATGCACCGTGGCGTCACCAACTGAAGCGGTGCGGTTCAGACGCAGCCGCACAATGTCGCCAGGTGCAAGGCTTGCATTGAACGCCCCAGGCCTAAGGCTGCATACCATCCGGTGATCGATGTACCGGCGCCTAGCAAGGATGTATGCCCCCACCTTCAGCGCATGGGGTTCAGTCGTGCAGAACGCAGAAAGGTCGTGCTGCTCAAATGGCCCATCCACAGCGCTTTGCCCGTAGCGCACCTCTGCTGTACGTGCCAACCCCAGGCCATCATCAGGTTGCTGTCGCCATACAACCCGTACACAGAATGGCTGCCGCTCTACCCTGCTGCTGTAGCTGATCTCCAAGCTCTCAGGCAGTACATGATCTTCGGTGAAGGTGAAGATCCACGGCACCGCAGAGGTGCTAATGGTGCCGTCTGTGTTCTGCGGTAGCAGTGGCCGCAGGCCGCGCTTACCTCCACGCCTGGATTCACGCAGCAGGAAGTAGCCAAGATTCTCGGCATACCAGTCCGCCAGATTGGATGGCTCTTTGATCTCAATGTTGCACCACAGCCCATTGGCATCAGTGAACTCTGCTGCATTGAGCAATGCGTTCTGATCAATCAGCTCCTCTGGCACCCGGGATGTTCTGCGTAGCAGCCACAGCACCAGGTCGGCAATGTTGTTGCTAGGCCCTTCTGTGCCTTCAATCAGCCGGTCAACATGCATCCCCCCGCGGACAAAGGCATGCACCTGCTGATCCCATTGCGTGAACGGATGGGGGATGGTGTTGGTAAAGCTGGCGGTCGTGACACCTTGATACCCACCAGTGCCACTGCCGCAGTACAGCGGGCAGTTGGGGATGGCATCTTCAAACCCGGTCTGCGCAACAATGAAGTTCCCCGGCGCCCAATTGCCTGCCCTGCGGTTGTACGCCTGCGTGAAGGTGCCAACCCTGCAGCTCTGCTGGAATACATCACGCACCTGCAGCCCATCGATCTCGCCCTCGCACAGCAGCAAGTGATACCTCACCGTCACGTCGTTGCTGCTGTTGTTGGTGTACCTGGCTTCTGTCGCCGCTGGGCTGATCAGCACACCACCGGCATTGTTGATCCGCCGGCCAAAGACAATCGGCACAGGGTCGCCAATTCGCGCTGCACGCTGCGGTGTTTCCAGCGGGTCACCACCACTCTTGGCACTGGCCTGGGAGTTTGGCGTGCTGATCTGACTGCTTGAACTGGTGGGGCTGCCAGTCAGGCCAATCGTTTCAACGCGAATCGAGATCTCTGTCATAGCTGGCACGGAGTCCCGATCAACTGGGAGGTCATTGTGCGAGGAGGAACCTGAATGCCAATCGGTGCCAGCGTTGATCCCAGTTCTATTTCTAGCCAGGTCAGGCGACCCTTCACCCCAATCACCTCCCCTACATACGACGCAATCAACTGCTGCTGCTCCTGGGGAGCGTCATTACCTTGCTGTGGATCGAACTCGTACTGGTCAACCTGGATCAGGTAGCCAAAGCGCAGCGCGGTGCGGATGGCAGGCAGTGTGACGCTGGTGGATGGAACCCCAACCGTCAGGCTGCCTTCAGCACTTACATCACCAGCGATGATGCCGTCAATACTGAATGGCTGAAAGCTCCACTGCTTACCATCCCATGTCACTGTCTGGTTGACGTAATAGCTTTGCCACAGCTGATAGTCGGTAGCCCCTGAGTAAATCCGCAGGTACTGCGAGACTGCAGTGATAGCCATCACGCCACCCCAATCGCTCGCCGGCCTGCAGGTGTCCGCAGCGTGGCATAGATCTGCGTGGCGGTCTGCTTCACGGCAGACTCCAGATCGCCAAGCGTGACGTACCGCTCACCCTGCTGTTCCATTACAGGGCCAGTGCTGATGTTGATCATCGGTACCGCTCCGCCACTGGTGGCTTGCCCGCTGTTGGCAGTTGTCGGGATCACTTCTGCGCCACGGGCACCAGCCAGGTACCGGCTCGAGGCAGCGGCCATCTTGCTCTCCGGCACGATGTACTCCCGCTCGCCACCTTCACCCACCATTGCCAGCGTGGGGCGCTGCACAACGCCACCCACTGCAAAGCTGGGAATCGTTACCAGTGGGATGGTTGGAATAGCACTGAGCTTGACCGTAGCCCGCAAGCTGTTGACACCTGCAATCAGCTTGTTGATCATGCCAATCACGCCATTGATGATCCCACCAATGCCATTGACAACACCCTGAAACGCACCGCGCACACTGCCTGCAATCGACTGGTAGGCACGGCTCAGTGCTTCGGCGCCCCTGGTGACGATATCGCCCATCCAATCCTGCAAGCCCTGCCATACGCTCTTGATTGGTTCAACCACATTGGACTGGAAGAAGCTGCTGATCCCCTGCCATGCTGTCTTTACCAGGTTGGCAATCTGACTGGCAGTAGAGCCGACAAAGGCAATAGCAGCATTCCATCCCGTCTTGATTGGCTCTACGACATACCGAGTGAACAGGCTGGACAGTGCATCCCAAGCCTGTTGCACCACGCCAGGTAGCTGACGACCCAAGACAACAAACGGCTCGATCAGCACCTGATACGCCAGGCTTGTCCACCAGGTGAACCAGCCAGATACAAAGGACTTGACCGCATCAAAGGCGGTCACAAACAGCTGGCGGATTCCATTAAGCGCATCGGTGATTGGACCCAGGAAGTTCTGCCTGAACCCGGTAGCGACCCAATCAAAGAAGCCACTTACGGTGCCCTTGACAGCATCCCAGGCGCTCCTGGCTGCATTCACCAGTGCTGTGCCAACCGTGATCCACGGCTGGACGTAAGCCTTGAAGAGGAATCCTGCGAACCATGAGAAGAAGCCAGTGATCACGGCCTTTACGCCATTCCACACCGTGACGGCAGCCTCTTTCGCTCCTTCCCACAGGCCAATCCAGAACTCACGGATCGGTGCACCCCATTCCCATAGCCACTTCACAAACTCAAGCAGCGGCTTGCGGAAGGCAATCACCAATGCCACTACCCCGGCGACCAGTAGAACAGTCAGGCCAACTGGGCCAGTCACCACCGCCAGCACCGCTACCACCATGGCCTTGAAGGCGGCGATGATGCCGGCCATTACAGGCACCACTGCACCTAACCAGCCGGCAATCGATGCCGCAAAGGCTGATGCACTGACTGCCGCGCTGACCGCAAGAATGATTCCCTTCAATGCGGCAAAGGAGGTGATCAATGCCGAGATGAACGGGGCCACTGCGACAAAGCCGACAAAGGCCACCGACAGCGCCGAGATCACGGGAGCAAGACCTGGCACGTTCTGAACCAGCCAAGTGATTGGCTTGAGGATTTCCGTCAGTCCCTTGGCCAGCAGGTTCAAGCCGGGCAGCAGCGTGTCACCCACCACAATGGCCAGCGCCTGCATGTTGTTTTTGAACAGCTGGAGCTGGTTGGCAGTTGTTCCTGACCTTGCCTCAAACTCAGAAAGCATTGAGCCTGCATATTGCGAGCTGTTGGCAACTGAGCCGATGGCCTGATCAAACAGCTTCATGTTGGTAATCAGCGGCGTAAGTGCTCGCGCTTCATCGCCAAACACTTCGCTGATCGTTGCTGTCCTTACTTCTGCCGGCAGCTTGCTGATTCGCAGGAACACATCTCTAATGGTGCCTACAGCGTCCACTTGCATCTGCTTGGCAACATCTCTCGCGGTAAGCCCGAGTCGGTTAAAAGCGCCCTCTTGCCGCTTGGTCGCAGTCTCTCCTTTGGTTAGTGCCTTGATCAGGTTGTTGAAACTGGTTGATGCAACTTCCGGTGCTGCACCCGCGGCGATCATTGCTGACCCCAGTGCTGCGGTTTGCTCTGCAGTCATCGCCACCTGCTTGCCAACAGCACCAGAGCGCAACATGAAATCAGTGATCTCCGATGCGGAGCTGGCCATGTTGTTGCTTAGGAAATTGATGGCATCAGCCAGGTTCACCACTTCCGGCTGGCTTAAACCCATTGAAGTGCGCATCTTGGCCATGGCCTCACCCGCCTGACCGGCGGTGATATCAAAGGCCACACCCATCTGCGCTGCAGTTCGTGTGAAATCCTCCAGGTCATTCTTGGCGATACCAGCCTGACCCGCTGCGGCCATGATCTCAGCCAAGCCTTCAGCGCTCACAGGGAGCTCTTTGCTTAAGTCCAGAATCGACTGCTTCATAGCATTGAAGCCAGCCGCATCCTCAAGCCCTGGCACCACCTTCCGCACATCGGCCATGCTCGACTCGAAGTCGATTGCAGCCTTGACGCTGGCAGCCAGCCCGGCTCCCAAGGCAGCGGCGCCCACCGCAGCGGTCTGCCATGCTGCCGAATCGACCATGGCCTTGAAGCCATTCTTTGCCGACTGTGCTGCGGCTTCAGCCTTCCCCAATCCGGCTTCAAGCCTGGTCAGATTTTCCAGGCCAGTGACCTGTGCAGCGATGCGCAGTACCGCCTGCAGATTCATTGCCATGCCCTACCTCCTACCTCGCGCAGGCCTTGAGGCCTTGCTTGCTTCTCTGGTCTGCTTCTCAGATTCTTTCTGGAATAGATCTCGAGCGTGTGCCTCCATCACCTGCAGATCCTCCAGCACTTGCCGCTTGTTATTCACAGCGTAAAGATCCATCAGCTGGAGCACCACGCCATAGTCCAAACCCACGACGCCAGCCATTGACGTACGCCACTGGGTCTGGCAGCGCAGGAACATCAGCACTGCATCCTCATGCTCAGGCCACACTTCAAACTCTGATGGCTTGAGCAGGCTGGCTGGCAATGCGGATTCATCTGCGCCATAGGCACGCAGGTCCGCTAACAGCTCGTCATTGGTGCCGCCATCGCCGGTCCACCAGTGGTCTACAGCCCCTTGGAGGTTGGCTTTTTTGCTGCCTCAATCGACTGGCCCCAGGCGGTCATGATCTGCGCGGCAATGCCAGGTAGATCAAGCAGCTGATTCAGTGCTGTCTCGCTGAACGGGATCTCTTCGCCTTCGTCATCCACCACCCCACTCCAGCCGGCCAGCACTTCTGTCGCCACTTCCTGGGGCGTCAGCAGCTCACTCACATCCAACCGGCCCTGCTCCTCAAGGAACTGCAGCCGGCGGATCTCATTGATCCGCGCCTGCGGGATCCGGCGGAACTCACCATCAAAGGTGTGCTTCTCACGCCTGCCACCATCAGCAGGGATGATCAGGGTCACCGGCCACTTATAGGTAGCCGACTGCTTCAGGACAAATGCCATCTGTTGTCAGGGGTAAGGAGGGAAGAAGAGTGCTGATCAGGTCAGCGTGATGGTCATCTCGTCATTGCCGGCCGAGGTTGGAATCGGCATGAACGGCAGATTCAGCATCATCACGCCATCCGAGTCTGCATAGCTGGGTGAATCCAGATTGCAGGTGGGGGCGTTGAAGGTAATGATGTTGCCGGCGGTCTGCCCGTGCTGCCAGGTGATTGCCCCCAGCGTCTGGGCCGACACGGCAGCAAAGAAGTCCTTCTGCCCAGCACTGGAGCCCACGATGGGCGCCTCGATGCTGATCTCCCCAGACGGCGCCCGCTCGGTAATGAGCACCTGCTGGGTGCAGCCAGCCAGCTGACGGAAGGGCGTCTCGTTGCCCAGATCCAGGCTGAAGCTCTCCAGGCAAGCCGAGAAGCTGAAGGCCGACACCGCCGTGGTGTTGACGCTGTTCACCACCACCGGATCCGCCTGGTTGTCGAAGGTGGGCGTTGCAGCCGATGCAGCGGTGACGGCGTTGTAAATACCCATCATCTGGAAGCTGATCTTCGGGATCTCACCAGCGTTCAGGTTGAACGTGGCCGTACCCCGGCAGCCGGTCACCAGGTGCTTGTTGCCGTCAGCGTTGAAGTCCAGCGTGACGCTGGAGAAGGTGCCGCTCACCGGCGTGTAAATCACGTTGACGCCACCGGTGCCGCCTTGAGCAAAGCCGCAGGCCAGCAGGATTCGGCCCCACTTCGGCGCCGTACCAGCCGTACCAGAACCGGCCAGCTCCACGTCAAAGTTCACCTGGGCCATGCGCTGCCCCACTACCTTCTCTGAGTTGCCCAGATACGGAGTGATCAGCTCACGATCCAGCAGTTCAATCTCGAGGGGCGACACCTCAAGATTGGACACCAGCAGTGCATCAGCACCCTCCGGTGCTGCGCTGGTGCCATAGGTGTCTTCAGTCTTCGCCAGCAGCAGGCGCTTCCGCGTAAGCAGTGCCATCGTCGTTGGTGGTTACGGTTTCCGGCTCAGATGCCGCTGGCGGTGCAGGCTGCGTTTGGCTTTGAAGCACCCACTCACCCGTTGCAGGGTCGATCAGATAGATGCCACCTTCTGATGGCATCTTGGCCGGCGTGGGAGTTTTCTTGGCCATCAGCTTCTGCTCGCCTCCGTCAACCTATGGACAGCGCTCAGCTGCTCAGATCCGTAACACCCGTGCGGTAGCGGACGGTATAGGTGCAGACGATCCACGCTGCGGACAGGTCGCCCTTGTCGAACTGTGGATCAACCGCCTGCGGCCAGATATCCATCGCCAGTCCACCCAAGCTGCGATCTGCGAGCAGCTTGCTGTGGAGGCTTTGGATGGTGGCATCTGCCGACTGATCAGGGATGGTGCCGCGGGCATATACCGCCACCACCAACGTGAATGTCCAGTCGATCTTGCAGGTGCTGACCGGCTCTGGTGCTGCCGTGTCGTTGCCCGGCTCAATGACAATGGCGGGCGCCTCGTTACGAGCAAAGGCCTCCTGCCGTGAGCGGTAGATCCTGGTGCTCACGCCTGTGGTGCCCGCCAGCGTGGTTGCTACCGCGGCGAGGATCTGTTCCCGTTTGGTGGCCATGCCTGCAGTCTGTGGAGCTCATGGCACATGCGCCCAGAGGCGGCGGTGCACGATCCTGCTGACGTGCCCCTTGGTGATGCCGTACTGCTGCGCCAGTGTGGCGCGGGAGGCTCCAGCTGCAGCTTGCGCCCTGAGGCGTTGCACATCCTTCACCGTCAGCACGGCATTGGCATTGCGCTCCCCTGGTGCTCGCGGCTTAGGTTTGCGCTTGGCACCAGGTAGCGGCCCACAGCGATGGCGACCGTGCAGATACGTCTCAAGGGTGCGGGTGGTCTTGCCGCAGGCTTCACACCGCCTCCAGCGGTGGTGGCCATCAGGGTGCAGCTCGGTGCAGACAACGCTGGTGCGACCGTTGCAGAACGCGCAGGGAAGCATCGGTATAGACAGATCGAGGGGAGCTTCCAACGGATCGAGGGGAGCTTCCAACGTTTGCCCCGGCAGGTTCCACTGTTTAGGACAAGAGGTTCCACTGTTTGCCGCTTAGTCACTGCATCAGCTCCACCCGCAGGCGATCCACCGGCACACCGGGCAGCACGCCACCCTTCACATCGGCATAGCGATAGATCCGCCCCTGCAGGTCGATCACATCCTCACGCCCGAAGTTCCTGATCACCACCCGCTGCAGGTGGTTCAGGGGGTGACAGGGGAAGCCGTGCTTCTCGGAGCACTTGGCCACGTCGATCCGGTTGGTGAACGTGAAGCGATCCGGGGCGGTGTCCCGCTTGAAGTCCACCACCCCGCCAGATTGCTTACTGATGATGTGCCCCTGCGGGCCGAACTCCAGCGTGTCGGCACCCTTGCTGCCATCGAAGCGCCAGCGGGTGAAGATGCCCCGATCCAAGTAGAACCCGGTCACGGCCTTGCGTGGGTCACGCTCCCGCTTGAGCGGTGATGCGGTCTTCATGCGCAGGCCGGTCAGATGCGCGGCAGGCTCAGCGGTCTGGATTTGGAGCACGACAGCACCAGCATTCCGCACCACGCGGGCGGAGGTGCCTGCGGTGTTGATCGCATCCCAGTTCGTGGTGGCCTGCAGCAGGGCCAAGGCAGCAGCGGCAATCATTGTTTGGCTCCATAGAAAACGAGCATTCCTCGGCTGCGCTTTGGCTTGGCGGCAGCCTCAGTCATCAACAGTTCACCCTGGCCCCAGATGGACTTCAACGCCTTCCAGTCCTTCTTGGTGAAGTCGTAGATCCCGTTCATGCTGGGCTGCATCAGGCTGTCGGTGCCCATTGGCACGTGGCCCAGCCCGAGCACATGACCCAGCTCATGGCGGAAGATGGTGGTGGAGAAGCCGCGTTCAGGTAGGCGGATCTCCCAGCCGTTGTCATCCCAGACAGCAGCGCCGGATGCACCAGCAGGCAGCTCGCCGTGACCGATGACCAGATCAGCAGAGCGGGATGGCTTGACCCGCTTGAAGCTGATCCCGGCGAGGCGGTCGTCCACCTCAGCGATCAGACCCTTCATCAGGTCGCGGTACAGGGGTGTGTAGCTGCCTTTGCTGAAGCGGTAGGTCAGCGTGCCATTGCGTGAGACAAAGGAGCGGGTGTGGTTGACCAGCTCGTCAGCGATCAGGTTTGCCATTGGCTGGCTCCGGTTTGTCGAGTTTGACCGGGCGATCAGGGCGTTTGCTCAGGCGCTCGGCAGCCTGTTGCTTGACCTTCGGGTGCTTCTTGGCTGCGCGGATGTAGGGGTTGGTCATGCGAGCATCTCCTCCAGGGTTGCGGTATCCGGTGCTTGGGTGGCACCACCTGCGAAGATGCGGGCTGGGGAGTTGACCACCACCAGGTAGGCATCCCAGGCCTCAGGGGCAAGGCCGAGGGTGTTGACGTGATACCCAGGCAGAGCGGTGGGTGGGGTGATGACCTCGCCCGTCTCGGGGTCATAGGTGCCGCCTTCATGAATTAGGCCGATTTCATCCACCGCGAAGCCGTGGCCTCCGGTGATCAGCTCATCGTCAGCGTTGATCAGGCCCTCGGCTGCAGCGAGGCTGCGGAACTGTTGGCGGGAGTCGAAGCGGAAACAGTACATGGCTATTGGGTTATGGATTGCAGCGTGGAGTTGGGGAGGCGTTGGGGGAAGTAGGTTATGCGGCGGATTGGGCCATTTGCATAAGTAGCAGTGCCCTGAAAACTGCCTATAAACATACGAGTTTGGTTTGCTGGCATGGTGCTGCTTGAGTCTGTTCCGAGTAATGCACCCGCACCATTGCTTGCGATTGCCGCAGCGTTTGAAGCATTAGCAAAAGCGACGCGAACATTTAATGCGGGCGGCGCAGGGGCAAGTGATGTATTTATGCTAACATCTTGAACATTATTGCTCCATGAGTTGCCAGCTGCCAGGAAAGACGAAAATCGAGTTTCCCATCTTTCGGTAATGCTTGCCCCATTGTCAAACATAAAATAGCGGCCACCATTCTGAATGTTTGCCACATCAGCAAACAACGTCCCCTCATCCTGCCGATACCACGAACTAAAATTAGTCCCGGTAATCGACGCCACATCAGCCGTGCGCGTCGCGGCGGTGCCGGTGGTTGGTATCCAAGAAGTAGCAAATGACCCGATCTCCAGGTTCGCATTGGTCACACTTCCGCTGACCGTCAGCGTCAGGCTGCCTGCTGTTGGTGTGAACGTCAGACTCACCCGTGAGTTGGCAGCAGTGCCGACCAGTGGGCCAGCCGTTGAGGTGCCAGAGAGCGTGACCGTGCCAGTGCCGTAGAAGCTCAGCGTGTGGGCGACAGCCGTGACCGTGACAGTCTGCGTGCTCAGCGTTGCACTGTTGAGCAACAAATTCTGCCGCTGCTCCTCGACCAGGAGCCCCAGGCACTCGCCCGTGAGTGGGTTGTGGTTGAACCTCGGAACGTCATTCGCTGCGCTGCGGATCACGCCATCGGAGTCAACGTACGTCCCAGTGCTGGCCCTGGTGAACGTGATCAGGTTCTGACCGCTGACGGAATCGACGAGGGACTTGTTTTCCGCAAACCGCAGGTCGAGGCTCGGCACCGCACGCGCACGACGCGACAGCTCATCCTTTGCCCAAGCTGGCGTCCAGGGCGCACGCAGCAGGCCAGCAGCACGGGCAGGATGCAGGCGCATCAGATCCCAGCCTCCATAAACCGGGCACGCAGGGTCTTCACTGCACCGCTGCTCGGCGTGAACGTACCTAACGTCTGCAGCTGGACGTACAGGGTATTATCCACAGCCAGCTTGAACACGCTGCCTGGGTACGTCACCCCAGTGACCAATGTGCTCCCGCGATCAACCGGTGTCGGTAGATCAACGCTGCCCAGCCACTTGGCACGATCATTCGCCACCAGATCGTATGCCGCGTTATCCAGAATCGCCGTGGGGCTTTCGCTGTAGAAATGCACGCGGAAACCGGCCATCCCAGCCGGCACGGTTGCTACATGCACCAGCAGCTGCAGCTCCTGCAGAATCACGTACCGATCTGTACTGGCAACACCACTCAGCACGTGGATGGCGCTGCCTGCATTGGCAGGGGTCCCCGCATCGGCAATGCCGATCACATCACCAGCCGTGTACTCCGTCGTGTTGCTCGGCCTGGTGATCGTTACCGTCGATTCATGCGCGATTGCCATGATCAGTGCCTAGGGGAGAGTGGTCAGGTCTTCTGGAGAGAGATCAGGCAGAACGTCCCATCATCGATCAGACGGTTCTCCCTCACCGTATAACTCACGCTATTGACGGTGATGCTGGCGCCATAGGCCAGGCTGCCAAACTTGGATGCTTCACACCGCAAGGTGTAATCCGTGCTGATGACCATCCCATCAGCAATGAGCTCACCAGGCATGTCGAGGATCCCCAGCCCGCTCACAGCTCCGGCGGTGACAGCCACCCCGAAGTCCTGCAAGAAAACCGTGGGATCCTCAGACAGTGCCATCAGGTGATCAGCCGTACTTCTTCAGGCCGTAACCGTTCACGCTGTAGGTGGTGGTGCCACTGGAGGCGATGGTGCCAACAAAGCGGATGTACCGCTTGAGGGCATCGCGGTTCAGGGTCATCACCTGCTTCGATGCGGCCTGGGCCACAGCGGTGAAGCCGCCACCGGTCACGGCAGAGAAGTCGGCGTTGTCGGTGGTGTCGCTGTGCTCGATTTTGCCGGTCATCGTGCCGCTGGCAGCAGCAGCACCAGAATCCAGAATGATCTGGATCTCGCCGTCGAAATCCTTCAGGTCGGCAATGTTGGTCGTGGCACCGGTGAAGGTGGCCGTTTCCTGAGCGAGAGGGTGCAGCGGGAAGTGCTGCAGCTTCTCAAGGGTTTGCTGGAAGATCGCCATGGTCAGCTTGAGCGAGGTTTGCGGGAGCGAGGCTTAGGCGCCTCAACCGGTGCCGGCCCATCCAGCACCACTGGGCAAAGACCCGCATCCTTCACCTCCTCTGCTTTGCCGATACCCACCAGGTAGCGGGCATCAGCCTCAGAGGCATCAATCACATCACCCACCCGTGCGGGCTGGCCATAGATTGAGGTTTGGCGCAGGATGCGGATCTTCATCACCGTTCAGATCAGAGGGTGTTGTTGCCGCGGGTGAAGGCCTCGGGGTGCCGCACCGCCACATCAACGTCCTGCAGCGCCGTCACCCGCACACCGCCGCTGGTATCCAGGGCGTAGGGGTTGACCTGCAGATCCAGCGCACCCCACATGCCCATCAGCATCTGGGACCAGACACCGAAGAACACATCACCGGTGGCCACCTGATTGGAGCGGACAGCGTTGTAGCCGTTCACGGTGCCACCCGGCTCGAGCACGAACTGGGCAGTGCCGGATGCCTTCTCGGTGGTCTTCAGGCCGCCGTAGATGGTGGCATTGGTGACGTAGGCCATGGCGCCGATATCGGCGTTATCAGCGGCCACCTTGGTCTCCATGCTCACCAGCTCCGCATAGGTAGGAGCAGCAGCGTTGAAGTCCTCGGTGTTGATGCCGGTGATGTTCTTCAGGCCCAGCGGCTGGTTGGTATTGCCCAGGCCGTACAGCGCAGCCCGGTCAATCTCCAGCGCGATCACGGTCGCCAGCTCGTTGCGCACCATGTTCTCCACGTCGATGCTCGACTGGAGGATCAGGCGGCGGCTGAACTCGGTGTAGGCGCCCAGGGTCTTGGGCGTCAGGTTCACCTGGTCCACAGTCGGGTTGCTCTCAGACGGAGCACCCTTTTCAGCTACCCAGTACGCCGTAGCAGCACCGGTCTGGCGGGGGATGGCCACCGGGCCATTGAGGCCGGTGAGCATCGTCACGCCGAGGCTGCTCAGTGCGAGGCGGTTACGCAGCAGCTCGATGAAGCTGCCGGGGCGGGCATCGGTGAAGACCAGATCACCAG